ATTTTCTTCATATTAAATATGAAATTAAGTGGAGTGGAACTTGTATTTTAATAAAAAATACTATATATATTTAGTATGTGGAAGGTAATTAAAGAGCATCCCGATTATAAAATCACAAATAGCGGGGAAATTAGAAATAGATGGACAAAAGAGGTAAAATCTGTATCTATTCAAAGCAAAGGATATCCAATGGTATCACTTGACGGAAAACCATATTTAGTTCATAGATTGGTTGCAACTTATTTTGTACCTAATCCTGATAACAAACCTTGTGTGGACCATATTGACGGGAATAAATTAAACTGTCATAGTAGAAACCTTCGGTGGGTTACATATCACGAAAACAATTCCAATCCAAACACGAGTTGGAAAAATGCGAGAAATCCTTGGAATACAGGATTAAAAAATCCATATGGAGAAGAAACTCTCAAAAAGATGTTGGAGGGAGCAATCAAAGGTGGTGAGTCTTTCAAACAGAAATGTATGATTAAGGGAACTAATACCTATCATCTATAAAAAAAATATTGCGGTTATTTATCCGCAATATCTTGTAAATTATCTGTGAATATCACGATTTCTCCTTTTAGGCGATGTCTTTGAAAATGTTTCTCGGTAAATAGTGATTTCTTCAAATATGAAACTCCTTCCTCCTCTTCAATATCTTTTTCCTTATATTTTTTTATGGCGGTAACACAAACATCTTGTAGGATATCGCACTCTGTTCTCCCTTGGGATATTACTTTATCACAAGAGCATTGCTCAAGGAGTTGGTTATAATGGATGCCTATAATTTCCTTGATGGTCATCACTCAAAATCACTATCGGGCTTATTCTCGTCAAATAGAGCATCAAGTTGTTTTAGTATCTCTTCAGGTGATATGTGTCCTTGTTGCTTTGCATGGATTTCCCCATGGCACTCTTTGCATAAACTTTCAAGGTTATCCCAAGACACAAGCAGATTCCAATTTATTTCTCCATTTTGGAATGGGGATTTTATATGATGAACATCGGTGGCGGGAGTAATTTTCCCCTTTTTCCAACATTCCTCACAGATTGGGTGCTCGTGCATATAATTCTCTCTTTCCTTTCTCCACACAGTGTTTTGATATGCCTTTTGTCTCAATTGTCGCATATCGGTTTCCTTTCTCTCTACCTTAGGCTTCTTCGGTATTTTGTTGATTGTTGGCATTATACTCGTCTTTTTTATCAATTATTTTATAGATGTATTCTTCATTCTTTGAAATCCAATCACCTATTATTGCTCTGACCATCATACTTATGGATGTATCAAGTGCTTCTCCCATTTCTTTAAGTACAAGTTCTTGATTGGGTGTCAAGCGTACAGTTATACGACTTTTACGCATATGATGTTATTGTTGTTATTATTCATAATATAAATAGTTGCATATTAAAAATAAACCTTTTTCTTTAAAGATTTTTTTTGTATATTTGAAGTATGAGCAAAGACAGAAAAGAGTGGAGTAAAGAATATTATCAAAAAAATAAAGATAGGATTAAAGCACAATCTATAGAATATTATAAAGAACATAATACCGAAGAAAAGCGTGCTTTAAAAAGAGAATATGCAAAAGAATATTATAGTAAAAATAAAGATAATATTACTGTACGGCATAAAGAGTATTGGAAAGAAAATGGGTATAAATATAGATGCCGCATAAGGGCAAAAACCCCTTACAATAGAGCCCAAATATTGGCAGCATCATACAATAGGTCTGATATTAGCAGAGGATTTGATGTTTCCAATAATATAGATGGCAAATGGATTGAAGAACAAGTGTTTGCTTCAAAATGTATATACTGCGGTGATGATAATTGGAAACATCTTGGCTGTGATAGGATTGATAACTCCAAACCGCACACTCCTGATAATGTTGTTTGTTCTTGTGGTATCTGTAATGTGGAAAGAAATGATAGGTATTCTGTTGAAGAATTCATAGAATATCGTAAAACTCATCCACGGGATAAGAAGTTTGAACTACCTCAACATGTGATAGAAATAAATGGAAAGAGGGTCATAAGAAAGGTCTTATGACCTTTTATTTTTCAAAGAGTTCCCTTGGAGGGGAAAGCGGGACATATGCTCCATATTCAAGATTCAGAACCGCTTTTTTCTCCCACTCCATTCTTTTATCAGCAAATTGTGTGGTGTGTTTTACATAGTAGTCCGCAAAGCCCACGAAAGCATCCTTTAGTGCCTTATTGGAAAACAGCAGCATCCCATCAGGGGCCAAATAACATAGGCATCCTTTTGCATCCATTATTCTGTTCCATTTTGTTTCATTGATGAAGTAAATGGGTAAGCCGCTGCTCATGTCTGTTTCAAACCTCAGTTTTTTATATATCTCTGTGGTGAAGTATTTATTCCATTGTCCATCATATTTCAATTGCCACCCCCCAAGGATTCTTTTATTTTCCAAGTCATGTCTTGACAAACCGATATTAGTGATTGCGGAGAAGACCACATCACCTACGGTGTAGTCCTCCACGCAATCCGCTGTAGCATTTACAATCCATGAATAGATACTGACAAGTGCCGATGCAACATATTTATTGCTCTCGCACTCTAATTCTACTTTTTGCATCTGTCTTCAATTACCTCAATTATTCTAATAATTAAGTAAAGGCAACCGCATACAAATGCTCCAATTAAACAAATTCTCATAATTCTCTTTATTTTTAATATAAATAGTCAGCATTTATAAAAAAATCGGGAAAAAGTGAAAAAAAGTAAATATTTTTTGTCGGCTTCGTGAATACCTATTTCTAAAAAGATTGATATGGCATTATTTGATATTTTTAAGAGAAAAACACCTGCTGTTGTACAGCCTGCACAAGAGGAAAGGTCTTGGAGCCTCGGCCTTGGATACAATAGCATCAGCACCTACCAAACAACCCAATCTATGAGGTTGAGTGCTGTATATGCGGCCACTAATATGATTAGCAATTCATGTGCACTGCTCCCAATTAAGATAGTTAGGTATTCAGGAGACAGGAAGGAAGAGATAAAGCACAGCCTTTATGACATTCTAAACCTCCGTCCCGACTCAAAGCATAACCATTTCAATTGGATGAAACTCCTTATTGAAAGTGTGATTTTAAGGGGTAATGGATATGCCTATATTGTGAGGGATGACAAACTTAATGTAGTATCGCTTGAACTTCTTAACCCTGATTTTGTCACTCCTATGCCACAGCCTGATGGAACTGTGAAGTATCTCGTGGTGGGAATGGACTCGGCGGTGGATGCGATGAATATGATACACCTCTATCAGCACATTGACCAAGCATTTAATGGAATTTCAACCATTAAGTTTGCAGATATGGCATTGAGGGCTTCTTATGATGCAGAGGAGCATAGTGACAATTTCTTCAAGTCAGGTGCGGGTCTTATGGGTGTGTTGAAGGCTACAAGTCCTTTGACAGATGCTCAGAAGAAGCAGATTGCGGAAAGTTGGGAGAAATCCATCAATCATACAAGAGGCGGTGGTGTGGCCATCCTACCTCAGGGATTGGATTTCCAATCCATTTCAATTTCACCCGAAGATAGCCAATTGCTTGAAACAAGGCAGTATAATGTGGTTGAAATAGCAAGGTTCTTCAATATCAGTCCTATTAAGTTATTTGACCTAACACATGTGAGTTATTCAACTCTTGAACAGACATCTCTGTCTTACTTACAGGACACCATCCTTCCATTTACACAACTTATGGAAGATGAATTCAACCGCAAACTTTTCAAGCCATCACAGGTAGGAAATATTGGAGTGGATTTTGATTTCTCGGTGCTCATTCAAACCGATAAGAAGAGCGAGGCTGAGTATTACAGGACCCTTATCACCAATGGTGTGATTTCCATAAATGAGGCAAGAAACAAACTTGGTCTTACCCCTATTGACGGTGAGGAGTATGATGCTCACTTCTTACAGTTGAGTTATGGTACTGTGAAGAATATCAATGAAGGTCTCTACATTAAGAATAATCCACAGGATGCTTCCGGAGAGGTAAAGGTGGATAACAATGCCAAGGAGAAGGATAATAAAGAACAAAACACTGATGAATAATGATTTGCGGAAATAAACTTTATAAAGGAGAGGATGTGGTCCTTTCCGTACCATTTGAAGTAAGCGGATACACCAACCTGCTTATGAGTGTTTATACCGATGGTGCAACTCATGTATATGCCAATAATCCTGTTGTTGAAGATGGAATGCTGATTGCGACTTTCCACGAGCATAGCATTGATATTCTCAATGACGGAGTATTGAGGTATAGCATCTCCTATTCAGTGGAGGGTATAGATTATACTATTTCCACAAATGCTCCATATGTGTTGAAGACTCCCGAAGATTATAATGCAAAGACCGCAGATGATATTTACCAAGAGGGTTATGCCGCAGGTCAGGCTGATTGCCCTGAGTGCAGTGGTGGCACCTGTAATCTTGAAACAGGTAGTTATAGTCTTCCTTCCAATTTCACAGGAATTACAATTGAACCATCCCAAGGCTATGATGGATTTAGCGAGATGACAATATCCGATGGTGGTTATGGAACAGCGAAGTACAATGAAGGTTATGCTGCGGGGCAGCAGGGCGATTGTAATCTTGAAGAAGGGACCTATGTTCTTCAATCTGATTTTGAAGGAGACACGATATATCCTGATACGGGGTATAATGGTTTCAGCCAACTAACTATATCCGATGAGGGTTATGGAAGTGCTAAATATGATGAGGGCTATAATGTGGGAATAAGCGATGGATATTCAGGAGGCTATACACAAGGTGAAATTGCCGGTATGGAGCAGTTGATAAACCAAGGATATGCTGTTCCCGCTTTAAGTGGTTCAGTGTCTTTCAGCAGTGATGTGACCCTTACAATGAATGACTCCATTATTGTAGAATATGTATCTTTAAGTGGTCAAGGTTATGGAGTACTTGATGAGGCTTATATTGAAATAGATGGACAATTGTTCAGTAATATGAAAGGCCAAGGAGTTACTGTAACAGCGGGAACTCATACTTTATACATACACCTTGCAGAAGAGCCAAAAGCGCAAGGATGGACAAAATACAAGGTTAAAGAACTTGCTACAACTATAGAAGGTGTTACATTTAATACCGAGTTAGTAATGTTAGCATAAAGAAAAAAGGAAGTACCCCTCAAAACTTCATATTACTTTTCTTTTTCCTCCCTCACGGGAGGTTTTTTTTGTCCGCTTAAAAGACCCCTTTTAATAGAAATAAGTAAATAATATTTAATACAAATGGCAAAGATTACAGTACATGGTGAAGAGGTATTCCGCGCACAGCGTGACCAATTCGCAGTTGCCCCTACAAGTGCGGGCTACACAGTTGCTTATTCAGCAAATGGTGTTGATTTTACTAATGACAGCGAGGCAGTGGTCCCTGCCAATGAGAACCTTGTTTATCTTGGAGCGATGACATATGGTTTTTACAAGTTGTCCGGAAATGCTGATAATGTTGAGGTCTTAGTTTAATAATCTGTTTAATAGTTCAAAACAATGATTGTAAATAAGTATAAAAATGGTGGCGGTAGCGGAAGCGGTGGAACCTATGTCCTCCCTCCTGCAACAGAAAATACCCTCGGTGGTATCAAAGTCGGTGATGGTCTCAATATAGATAGTGCAGGAACTCTTTCAGCAAGCGGTGGAAGTGTCCCCGATATGAACATTCTCCGCTCAGTTGATGACCTCCCTGAAAGCGCAAACACAGGTGATGTTGTTGCTCATGCAGAGGAAATAACCTATACTTGTACTGATTGGCAGGAGAATGAAGAAATTCCCTACGAGTATTCTACACATTTGGACTTCGTAGATTGGGGTATTGAGGATGTTATTGAACTTCATCCATTCACTACCCTTACATTCCCTGAGGACGATTATGGGAATAATGTAAGACTTGAATTTTATTACACTCCAACAGATGGGTATAGACTTGATGTATGGAAAGATGGAGGCGGAAGTTTTGGATGGGATTTAAATGATTACGCTGATGGGGAAGGCACAGGTGATACAATCAACACTATTTATGAAGGAAATAATTATGAAGTAACTATCGATTTAACACATGAAGTAGGTTATGGCTATTACCTAAAAGTACATGCTGAGGCAGAGAACCAAAGTGACCCTTGTGCATATGACTTTACTTTCAATAATGACCTCACCTATATAGATACAGGACTCTATCAATACGATGGAGAAGATTGGAGCAGAATAGGAGAAGGTGGAGGCGATGAGCCCGCTTCACAGGATTTCATCCATCTTGACAGCCTTAGTGAGGCAGGAGAGGAAGGAAAGACCTATGAGTATCAGGGAAGACTTATGACTTGGAATCCCAATAGCGGTAATACCGCAGAATGGCTTAAACCAATTGGGAATGCCGGTGATAATGAGGGTACGGGTCTTATCTTTGCCAACATCCCCGACGGGCAGAAACTCTTTGATTTCAAATACACATATGGAGGCGATTGGAGAAGTGTTGTTTATAGTGGTGGAACTCTTTACTACACAGAAACAGCAGGTACTGTTGTTTGTGCAGTAACTGTCGGCAATACTTTCACATTTGAAGCAGATAGTCAGCCTCTTGCCCGTAGAATATATGGGGTATATAAAAATGGTTATTTAGGATTTAGAAAGACAGGTGGTCTATCTTTCCAAAATGTATGGGACGGAAAAGTAAATAATGGGCATTATGAACTCCTTGACAAATATAACTATCCATATATGGGTGAGGAAGCAGGTATTCCTGTTTGGAATGAGCAGGGACAAGTTATAAGGAAGAGTTCAGATGTTAGTACAAAGAATTACTTTTATAATACTACGGGAACCTCTGTGGGAAGTAGAACTACTGTTTTAACAATAGGAGTCAATAATGGTCCCGACCGCATGTTTGTTCCAACACAGCCCGGAACAGCAGGACAGATTTTGCAGTCTAATGGTAATGCCGAACCTACTTGGGTCAGTATGGTCAAGATAGCGAAGGTCACTTCGGCTGAGTATGAAGCCCTTGTTTCAGGAGGTACGGTTGATTCAAATACACTATATTTGATTGATAATGGAAGTTAAATAAATTCCCAACGGTGCCCATAGGCGGTTTGGTGAACACCTTTACAAGCCAACGCTATATGGGTACGGGAATAACCCTTAGTTCTATGAATTGATGTTATGGACGGAAACACTTCCCCTGTTTCAATACACCGAACTCTCTTATGGTTTTGTTTGCTACTTATCCTTTCATTTCTTGTTCCATAGTTGTTATTGGTGATATAATCCACCCATTCAAGATTGGTATAAACATCATTAGTTTTGTCCTCATCTTTATGATTGACACATGGCAAATTATTGGGATTAGGGACAAAAGCCATAGCGACAAGGCGGCATAGACGGAAAGTGTGTAGTTTTTGGTTTTTGGAAAGTGAGATGTGGTTATAACCCCATCCATTCACCGCAGGTTTTAAGATTTGACCTTTACAAAATCGGGTTCCCGTATTGCATTTTACAAGTCTATCTAAACTGCGAACTCTTCCTAAAGATGAGATTTCATATAACCCAACATACTCTTCAAGTGGGATTGGTTTCCATATTTCTTCAATCATAACTATAACATACATAAAAAGGATTAAAAATCAAAATATATTGAATATGAAGTATTTACAATATGTACAGCCTACGGGCAACAGACAAACATACTCCAATACAAATATCTACATAGACCATCCTAATTTCAGTTTCTACTTTGAGTATTTGTTCTATGAGCAGACTATCAGCAGCGGTGATTGGTCAGAGTTGCTTGGCACAGGTTATCCAAACAAGTTCAGGGTTGGTACTGAGTCTAATGGTACTAAGAGTGTCTTTATAATGTTCGGCAACACCAAAGCGTCTTATAATGGAACAATTGAGGGTGAGGTTTATATAGATAAGGAAAGGATGATGGTGAATTGGGAGGATGTCATTACCATTCAAAATCCCGCATCTTCTTTGGGTGCAGGATATCTTACCATCGGTGGCGATAATCAGTATCCGGGTGACGCTCTCATAAATGGCAACATCAAGATAGGAAAGTTGCACATTACCGATAATGATAGTGGAAATGAGGTTGCTTGCTTAGTCC